TGATGATGGCCGCCGTGCAGTTCTTGTCCGTCAGTGGCAGGCAGATGCCCCACTTGCGGAAGTTCACAAGGTTGCGGTGATACAGAGGGTCGCTCTTCGCCTCGCTGTGGTAGAACTGCACCGAGCCGTTGGCTTTCATCATCCTTCCAGCATAGAACGCCACGCTCGACTGGCTGTCGCTCGCGCCGCTCGCCGCGCCCCACGCCAACTTCTTCTTCGTCGAAATGGTGTAATAGGGCGTGCCGTCATACTCGTAGATGTCAAATCCGTACATGCGGCATATCTTGCCGTCCGTCTGGTTGATGTTGTAGTGTTCCTTGAACTTCTGCTCCGTCTCAAGAAGGTCGTTCGTATGGTCGCTGCACAGCACGAGGATGCGGTCTTTCTTCGGGATGCCCATCTTGTCAAACTTGCGCTTCGCCGTCAGTATGTCTGCAAAGGTCATCTTCTTGCGAGTGCCGTCCGATGCGCCTGTGGTCACTATCACGGGGGCGGTGTCGGCATTCTCCGCTGGGGCTATCGCATGGATGGCCTTCTGCATGCACTTCTCCTTCAACGCCTCGCGGTGACGCTCCAGCACGCTCGACATCTTGTCGTAGCTGCAAGCGTGAAGCTCGTCATCGGTCACTGGCGTGGCCTCCGTGTCAAACTTGTCAAGCGACACTGGCTTGTCCGCGTCCTCCAACGCGGTGATGGCAAGCGGATAGGTGCTGTTGTTCACAAGCACTTTGGGGTCGCCGCCAAGCTCCGTGAAATGGATGACATCGTTGTTCACATACTGGTCGTAGCTCTTGATGCGGTCATACCAGCCGAGGCTCTCGGCTGCCGTGCGGAACGCCTTAATCATCTCGCCCGTCCACACCTCCGTGAACACCGTGGCGCACAGACAGCCACCAGGCAGGGCAAAGCCCGTCAACATTCCCACGACGTTGCCAACTGCCACGCCCGACAACGGGGAGCAGCCCACGGCGTAGGCCAGCGTAGCACCGACCGCGCCGTTGAAGGACACGGTCATCACAAAGGCCATAACAGCCATAAACATTGCCTTAAAAAGTTTCATTGTCATTCTTCCTTTTCGTTTGGTTCTTAAATTTCTGCCTCCACGCCATATTCGGCCTTGTAGAGGCGCATGTATTCTGAGGGGTTCTCGTTGCGCAGCTTCTCCATCTGCTCGCTCGGAACTTCCGAGAGCTTGGCAAAGGTCTTTGGCTCGCCATGCACGGGGCTGCCCTGCTGGTGGACGATGTCCATCGGCTTCTTGCTCGGCTGCATCAAGGCCAGCGTCTCGCGCAGGCTCTCCATGCCCGCACTCTTGCCGAGTTTGATAAAATGTTCCTTCTTGTCGGCGGTGATGCGCTTCTCCGACACAGCCCCGTCCACAATGGCGGTGATGCTCGCCAGCGTCAGGCTCTCCGCCTTGTCCGCTCTCTCCTTCAACAGGCGCAACGCGCCCAATGCGTCCTGTTCGGTGGCTTCCTCGCCCAAGCCGAGCAGCTGCAAGATTTCTTTGTTCATTGTCGTTTCTGTTTTATTGTTTTCTGTTGTGCCTTCGGGGGCAGTTCCCGATTGCGTTTCTTTCTCAAGCTCCAGCAGCGGCAGCGTGTCGTTGGCTTCTCCAGCTGCCAAGCGCAGCGTCTTGCCGCTCGTGTCGTAGAGTTGCAGGGCTTCGTCATTGCCGCCTATGTCCACAATGCTCACCTCCTCCAAACGGCAGCGCGTCACCGTGGCGCGGGTCTGACCCTGCGCCAAGTGTTCGGGGGCATCGCTCACCTCCAGTATCTCTATGCCAGCCGAGGCCATGCGGAGGAAGCCATTCTCCCACTTGTTCTCTATCTTCTTGGCGAACTCGTCGTTCTGGTCAAACACTGGTGTGCCTATCAGCTTGTCACCGTCTATGCGCAGGTTCTCCACACGACCTATCGGCATAGCGTCGCCCTCAAAACTGCGACGGTGCATCCACAACAGCAGCGGGTTCTTCTCAAACTGCTTTAGGTCGATGCCCTCCGTCAATATGCGGCTGCCGTAGCAGTTCACGCCGCTCGTGCTTATAATCACTTCCTTCATTCCTTTGTTTTGGCTTTGTCAAATGTGGCCGTCAGTCTCTCGGTGGGGCTGACGGCCACCAAACAACAAATCTTATTTACCTAAAACTACTAAACCTAAAAAATTAACATTCCATTTGTTGCGGGGGTCGGAATCGAACCGACGACCTCAAGGGAATGAACCTCGCAAGCTACCGCTGCTCCACCCCGCGATGTTGTTTTGTATCGCAAATTTCCGTGCTTTCCACAAGATGGCAAAAAAGAGTGTAAAACTTTGCATATCTTTTTTCTGCTTTCACTGAAACAGACCAACTTTGCATCATTAAAACGACTTACAACTTCATATAATTATGAATGGCAACAAAGAAACAACTCGAAGAGAAAAAGGAGTATGCGAGACTGCTCTTTATGCAGGGCGAATCGCAAAAGGTAATCGCTGAAAGGGTCGGAATCTCAACCGTCACCATCAGCAAATGGGTCGCCGACGGGGGCTGGCAGACCGCACGAGCCGCAGCCAACATCACGCGACCCGAACTTGTCAATAAGCTGCTGCGTACCATAGACCGACTCATCGAACAGGTCAACGAGAGCGACGACCCCGAAAAGATGGCGGGACTGGGCGACAAACTCGCCAAGCTATCCACCACCATCGAAAGGCTCGACAAAAAGGCTTCCATCGTTGACACCATTGAGGTGTTCATGGCCTTCAGCAAGTGGATGCAGTTCCGCATGACTTTCGACGACGACATCACACCCGAACTCCTCAAGACCATCAACAAGTATCTTGACCTTTATATCAACGAGCAACTGCAAAGCAAATTCAATCCATAACGGCACATGGCATCAAAATCGGAAGTAAGGGAAGCCGTCGAGCGGTGGAAGAAACTCTGCGAGACCATCCAGCAGTCCACACCCGTCAACAAGGCGGAATCGGCCAAAGTCAGGCTCGCACGCATCAGGCGAGTCCGCTCCGACTATGCCGCCTTCGTTGATTATTACTTCCCGCACTATACGCTCAACCCCCTTACTGGGAGAAACACGCCTTGCGCCCCCTTCCACATCAAGGCCGCCAACAAGGTGCTGCGCGAACGCAACCTCAAAGCGGCTTTCAAATGGCATCGCGGCGCGGCCAAGTCCACACACCTCGACATCTTCATACCTCTATGGCTCAAATGCCAGGAGAAAAGGGAAATAAATGTCATGGTGCTGGTCGGCAAGAGCGAGGAAAACGCCAACACGCTCCTCGCTGACATTCAGGCGGAGCTGCAATACAACCAACGCTACATCCACGACTTCGGCGAACAGTACAACAATGGCTCGTGGGAGGAGGGGGAGTTCGTCACAAAAGACGGCACGGCCTTCTTCGCACGTGGGCGTGGACAGTCCCCACGTGGACTTCGTTACCGCTCGCATCGGCCTGACTACATCGTCATCGATGACCTCGACGACGACGAACTCTGCGAAAGCCCAGCACGGGTCTCACGACTGACCAACTGGCTCAAGGAGGCTCTCTTCGGTGCGCTCGACGGTGGGCGCGGGCGTTTCATCATGGTCGGCAACCTCATCGCAAAAAACAGCGTGTTGGCCAACTTCTGCGCCACCGATGGCGTGTTCGTCTCGCAGGTCAATATTTGGGACAAGAACGGCAACGTGGCATGGGCGGCCAAATGGACACCGCAAGAGGTACAAGCCATCGAGAAGTTCCAAGGCTACCGCTCCTTCCAAAAGGAGTATATGAACAACCCCATAACCGAGGGGGCGGTCTTCCGCAACGACTGGATTAAGTGGGGCAAGCTGCCGCCGCTTCGCAAGTTCAACGAGTTCGTGCTTTACATAGACCCCTCTTTCAAGGGCAGCACCAAAAACGACTACAAGGCAGCCAAACTATGGGGCAAGCTCGGCTCTCAACTTTGGCACATCAAGGCTTTCGTCCGTCAGTGCAGCGTCACAGAAATGGTCAGGTGGCTCTACGACCTCTACGAGTGGAGCAGGGCGCAAAACATCGCCATCCATTGGTATATGGAGGCCAACTTCATACAAGACACCATCCTCGACGACTTCAAGACCGAGGGCGACATCCGTGGCTACCAGTTGCCCCTCGCCGCCGACAAACGGAAGAAGCCCGACAAGTTCCAACGCGTCGAGGCCATAAGCCCGCTCTGGGAACGGGGCTTCGTAACCTACAACGAGGCGGAGAAGGCCGACCCCGACATGCTCGCGGGCATCGAACAGACGCTCGCCTTCGAGAAAGGCATGCGCGGACACGACGATGCCCCCGATGCCGACGAGGGGGCTATCTGGTATCTACAGCGCGACTCACGCATCAGCAGTTTCACACCGTCCTTCGGCAGACGGAATAACGCAAAGAATATATTATGGTAATCATCAAGTATCTACAGGCTCTGCTCTTCCACTGGAGACTGGCGCGAGCAAAGCGAAAGGCAACAAGCCACGCCGACCTCTATGGAAAGAAGTTCCTCGTCATCGTTTTCCACGGAAAGCCTGTCGTGGTATCCATGCAGGGCATCAAACGCTTAATCAGGCAACACCGCTTCACTAAAGGCTTCACGGCTGAAAAGGCCGCGAAAATAGCCATCTTCACGGCTATGCCACAAAAAAGAAAGGAGAATACAGATGTTCCTCACCGTTGACGACTACAAAAGCGTGTGCGACGATTTTGAGTTTGAGCAGCTCTGCGCCAACGAAGCCGACCGCCTCACGGCGGAGCGTGCCGCGATGGAGCAAATAGCCTCCTACACCCGACACCGCTACGATATGGAGCGGGCGTTCATGGCCGAGGGTGGCGCACGAAACGCTATGCTCGTACAGTGCATGGTCAATATCACCCTCTGGCTCATGATTCACCGACTTCCACAAAACATGGGGCATGAACGGCGAGAATGCCTCTACAACGACGCGGTCAAGTGGCTGCGCGATGTTCAGAACTCAAAGGCTTCGCCCGACCTGCCCACCTATGTTTCCTCCGGCGGCGACACCGATGCTTACAACCCCGTCCGCTACGGATGTATGCCGCCCAATAGATACGACTATTGACGGTGTTTAATCGGCATTTAGCCAGCACTTATATGGACAACATCAGAGACGCTATCAGACAACTCGCACAAAGCGGCACGCAGACCGTCAGCCTCGTATGCACCGTGGACGCTGTCGACAAGGACGCACGCACCATCGACTGCTCGCCCATCGACGAGAGCGCACCCCTACTCGCCGTAAACCTACAGGCCAACCAAAACAGCCAATGGGGGCTTGTCGTATTCCCAAAAGTCGGAAGCTATGTTGTTGTCGGATTCATCGCCAACGGCGACGCGGGGGTAGTGCTGCTCACCGACGAAATCGAGAGCGTGAAACTCACCGTCAAGGGTGAGCAGGAAGCCACCGCCACCTTTAACAAGACTGGCGTGACCGTCAAGGTCGCCGACAACACAAGCGCCGTCCTCTCCAAAGACGGCATCTCCCTCAACGGAGGCACACTCGGCGGGCTTGTCAAAGTCGAAGACCTTACAACAAGGCTCAACGCCATCGAGGACGACATCAACTCCCTCAAAAAGGTATTCTCCTCATGGTCGCCCACTCCGCAAGACGGCGGGGCGGCTCTCAAGGCAAGCGCCGCTTCTTGGGCTGCACAAAGCCTTACACTCACTAAACGCGGCGATTACGAAAACGAAAAAGTAAAGCAATAACAGGAATATGAAATCACCCATCAGCATAGCGTTCGTGGCGGCGGGGGCGGCCACCCAAGCAAAGGGGCTGCTCTATCGCTTCAAACCGTCTCGCACGGGGCAAAGCCCATCGTGGGATGGAAGGGGCGGCAACCTCACGACAAAGGAACTCACGTCGCCCATAACCGACAAGAGCTATTGGGAGGACAGATACGTGCTGTGCGAACTGACACTGCGAAAGGACAGCGGCGAGGAGCTTGTCATGAACGATGCTGTCTGCGCCATCAGCCGACAGAAAAACATCGTCAGCACGCAAATGGTGGGAATGGACGGCACGGTGAAAGAATACATCAACGATGGCGACTACCGCGTCAATATCGTGGTCGGGGTGGCCGCCGTGCGTGATGGGCAGATAGTGGATGAGTACCCCACGGACGGACTGATAGAGCTGCGCAAGTTCTTTGACGAGAAGGCGGCCATATCCATTTACAGCCTGTTCCTTGAGATATTCGACATCAACCGCATCGTCATCAACGACTTCTCCGTCTCGCAGGACACGGCAAGCAACTACCAGAGCGTGGCCATCTCCGCGACAAGCGATGAGGAGTACAACATCTACAGCACGGACTATTAGGATGTATCGGCTTTGCTCAAAAATAGAGATAACTGGCGACAAGCACTGGGAACTGACTTTCGCCACCGAGGTGGAAATCACACGCGACATGGAGAAGCTGACCGACGAGTGCAAAATCACCATTCCGAAAAAGGTAAAGTGGGGCGGCGAGACGGAGATACCCGTCAAGCGCGGCGACGGCGTGAAGGTGTGGCTTGGCTACGATGATGGACTGCAACTCGCCTTTGTGGGCTATGTGCGCGATGTGGGCTTCAAGACGCCAATCGTGATTACCTGCGAGGATGAGATGTTCAAGCTCAAGCAGATGGAGGCCACGAAAAAGGCTTACAAGAGCGTCACGCTCGAAACGCTGCTTAAAGACCAGGGTCTCACCTACGACATAAAGGTTATGGGCGAGCAAAATCTTGGGCAGTACCGAGTAACCGCCGACACGGTGGCGGCTCTCCTCGGACACCTACAGCAGAACGGTATCCGCAGTTTCTTCCGCTATGAGGACGGCAAGCCCGTCCTTTACTGCGGGGTAATATTCGAGCGCGACAGCAAACCGTCTCAAGTGTTCGCCACTGGCCTGAATATCATCAGCGACCAGCAATTGGAGCAGCAAAAGGCCGAGAATATGCGGCTTTGCGTCAAGGCCGTCAGCCTTATGCCAAACAACAAGAAAATAAAGGTGGAGGTGGGCGACGCTGACGGGGAGAAGCGCACCATCCACGCCTATAACAAGACTGAAAGCGAGTTGAAAGCGTGGGCGGAGCAGGAGGTCAAACGGCTCAAGCGTGATGGGCTGAAGGGCAGCTTCACCACTTTTGGCTACAAACTTGTCGACAAGCTCGATGCCATCGGCATAAAGATTGATGGCAAGAAGATGGGCGTTTACCAAGTCAAAAAGAACGTAATAAAATATGGCACGGGCGGCTTCCGTCAGGAAATAACGCTCGGCCTAAGAGTATCGGAGTAAAGGAATGAATATCTTAGACAACATCAAACAGGCGTTCGCACGGCAATCTAACGCCGACAGGCTCATACGCTTTGCCAAGTCACGCAAGGGCATCAAGCTCACGGCGCAACTCATGCAGCAGACCGACAGCCTCACAAAAAAGGACATCGCCGACTGGAGACAGGCGCACCAACAGGCCATCAGCATCGACACGCCAAACCGCGCACGCCTCTATGACATCTATACCGACTGCCTCGTTGACCTGCACCTCACTGGATGCATCGGACAGCGAAAAGGGAAAACCATGCAGAAGGACTTCCGCATCGTCGGGAAGGACGGAAAGGAAAAGCCCGAAGCAACCGCGCTCCTCCAACGGCAGTGGTTCACCGACTTCTGCGACTACGCCCTCGACAGCCGCTTCTGGGGACACTCGCTCATCCAGCTCGGCGATGTCGTGTCCGATGAGAGCGGGATGCGCTTCGATGGGGTCGAACTCGTGCCGCGAAAGCACGTCTGCCCCGAATATGGTGTCATCACGCCCGACCCCGCTGGCGACTGGCGCACAGGGCTGTCCTACCGTGACGGCGACTTCGCCCTCTGGTGCGTCGAGGTCGGAAAGCCCAAGGACTTGGGGCTGCTCCTCAAATGCGCCCCCCAGTGCATCAGCAAAAAGAATATGCTCGCCTTCTGGGATATGTTCGGCGAAATCTTCGGCGCGCCCATGCGCATCGCCAAGACCAACACCACCGACGAGGCGGAACGCAGGAAGATAGAAAACGCGCTCAACGAAATGGGCGCGGCCTTTTGGGGGCTGTTCCCCGACGGCACGGACATCGAAATCAAAGAGAGCAGCCGTGGCGACGCTTACAACGTTTACGACAAGCGCGTTGACCGTTGCAACAGCGAAATCTCCAAAGGAGTGCTTATGCAGACCATGACCATCGACAGCGGCTCGTCGCTCTCACAGTCAGAGACGCACCTTGAGATATTCGAGGATGTCATCAAGGCCGACGCAAAGATGCTCGCCAACATCATCAACGACAAACTCCTGCCGCTCATGGTGCGGCACGGATTCCCGCTCAAAGGGCTGTCGTTCCAATGGGACGATGCCGCCTCCTTCTCTCCCGCCGAGCAGAGGGAGATGGAGCGCATCCTGCTGGAGTATTACGACATCGACCCGCAGTATTTCATCGACAAATACAACGTGCAGATTATTGGTGTGCGAGAGGCCAAGACACAGCCTGACAGTTTTTTCGGGTAAGCCCCACTAAGGCGGTGGGGCTGCGCTCGCGTTACGCCGACTTCAACAAGGCGGTGCAGTCTCTCTACGGCGACTCCATGCAACTGGCCAACGATGCGCCTTTCTCCTTCGATGATGCCGCCTTTGAGGACGCGGCTGGGCTGGTGTACGACAGCGGAGGTTTCAACATCTCACAGTTCGCCGACCCCAAAGTGCGCAAGCTCATCGCCGAGACCCTCCGCATCATCGATACGGCCATCAGCGGCTCACTGCCGCACGAAGTGCCTGACACCGTCCGACACGCCCTTGAGAACAACGCATTCATCTTTTCGGGCTTCAAGACTTACCACTCACTCCGTGAGGTGGGGCTGTCGCTCACCACCGATGGCGGCGACATTAAGCCTTACCGCGACTTCTTGGGCGATGTGCGGCGCATCAACGCAACCTACAACCACAACTACCTCTATGCGGAATACAACCACGCCGTGGGAGCGTCGCTCATGGCGGCGAAATGGCAGGACTTCGAGCGTGACGGCGACCGATACGACCTCCAATACCGCACCGCTGGCGACAACCGCGTGCGTGAGGAACACGCCATCCTCAACGGCACTACGCTGCCACCATCCGACCCCTTCTGGACGGAGTATCTGCCGCCAAATGGATGGAACTGTAGGTGTACAGCCGTGCAGGTCAGAAAGGGCAAATACCCCACATCTGACCCCGAACTCGCCAAGACACGAGGAGACAACTGCACCGAGGGCGAAAAACGCAAAATCTTCCGCTTTAACGCGGGAAAATCCCTCCAACTCTTTCCGCCCAAGCATCCTTACTACAAGGCTACACAAGACGCAAAACAGGCCATTACGCAAGCCACAAAGGAGGTCAAGACGGCACAGGATGCCGTTGACTTCATAAACGAGGCTGAGGAGCGCAAAAAGTGGTTTGAACGTGGGTTCTCACAACTCATAGAGACGAACAAAAGAGGCGTTAATGGCTATACCGACATGAACGGACTTATCGCCATGAGGGGTGATAGGTTCAACCGTGTGATCGCGGGGCTAAACAAGGTAAAGCGTGGGCAAGACCTTTCTTTCGAGGAGGCTGATGCGCTCGCTACCCTTTGGCATGAGATAACGCACAACAGAAACAAAAAGGGTAATATGCGGTTGACGAACCCACAAACGAGGTATATGGAAATGGCCAACGAGTTTGTCGCAAGAAAGACCCTTCCCGAATTTTACACTAGGCTTGGCGGTAAAATGCAGCACCCCGAATTTATGGAAAACAGAGACTCCACTGGTTATAATGACTGGGTTCTCCACTACGACACAATCATAAAAGAAACGGGGGCTAAGGCGGAGGATGTGCTGACCGCCGTCAGAAAACACCTGTTCGAGGGTAGTTATGACGACCAAGCGACAGGACTTGTCAATGCGCTCTATACGGCTGGGGCAAAAAAGAAGGACGGAAAGACCGCCCTTAAGAAAACCGAACTAAAGAAGCTCGTCAGAAGTTGCTTCGACTACGACGCGACATTCAAAAACACTTTGAAATCACTCATTGAAAATTGAGTTATACTCCTCTCCAAAACAATCCTCAATGGCACGAACAAGCTCCTTGTCATCCGTAAAATCGGTAAAGTCCATAAATGTCATCATGCGGCTGTTCTCGTCCAAGTTCGACAAGAAAAACATCTTGTCCTCCTCACTGTGGCCGCAGATAATCTCGTCCAATGCCTCGTCCGTCGGGGCAAAGTCAAGAAACGTTTTATGTCTCAAGTCTGAATACTTTCCGTCCATTGCATATAATTTTCTGCAAAGATAAGGTTTATTTCTCAATTACCACACATCGCAACAAAAAAAATGATTGACCCTCAACAAATAAAACGCGACATTCTCAATGATATGCGCATCGAACTCTCCGAGGAGTTCGACAAGAACTTTGAGCGCAAGGCGTTCTTCTCCGAAAAGTGGAAACCTCGCGCACACGACTATGGCAAAGGCTCGCTATTGGAGGTATCAAACACTATGCGACGCTCCATCCGCGCCGAGGTGACGGAAAACGGCGTGCGCTTCACCTCCGCCGTGCCTTACGCCGCCATCCACAACGAGGGAGGCAAGGGAACGGTGCAGGTCAGACAACACACTCGGACTAACAAGAAAAGCGGCAAGGCCTACACCGTCAAGGCGCACTCACGAAAGTTCAAAATGCCAAAGCGACAGTTTGTCGGAGACGGCAAGCGCACGCGCGAAATAATAAAAGGCTGCATCGACCGCAGCCTCGCACAATTCAACCTCCAAGCAACAAAACTCTTGAAGCAATGAGAAAACAAATATTCACGGCCATCTGCCAGCGGCTCGCCGACCGCATTCCCGAACTTCGGTTCATCGACATCTGGAACAACAACGTCACCCTGCTCAACGGCGGGGCTACTTGGCCGCTGCCTGCCGTGTTCGTGGAGTTCGAGACCATCGAATGGCGACAGCAGAACAACGCCGCAAGGCGGGGTGATGTCGCCGTCCGACTGCACATCATCACGCGAGCCGTCGCCACACACGGACACGCTGACAGCAAACAGACCGAGGCACTCGCTTTCTTCGACCTTATCGACCGCGTCAACGCCGCCATGCAGGGGCTGCGGGGCGACAACTTCGCGGGCTTCATGCTCACCACATCAGCCACCAACCACGACCACGCCGAACTGCTTGAGTCCGTGGAACGCTACATCACCAGCGCACAGGACACCACCGCCATACCCAACACTGGCAAAGCCGTCGAGGTCGGCGTGGTCATTCGACACAACTAATGCAGCCGACACTCACCATAGGCATAACAACAACGGCTTCCGACATCACCTGTCAGAAGCCGTCATCAATAAAGTCAAACAGCGTCAGGCCGCTGGGGGATGGTTGAGGGGGCAACAGACCGAGGTAACTCAAATAGGTGCGGTAGCATATCCTGTATTTCGGATAGATGAAATTGCGCCACACCGCCTTGTAACAACGTGCTTGATTGCCCTCCTCATAATGCTCCGCCGTGAGCTTTTTTATCATTTCCACGCGGGCAAGCGTACTTTTGTGGTGCTTTCGCTCTTTCATCTGCCTTATTTTTTATACCTTTGCAACGTCCTTTTACGTGGGCGTTGCGCTGGTCATCCTTGCCGTTTGGCAGATGGGCAGCGCACCCTTTTTTATGGAGGCTCAGTCCACATCGGTCACACCCAACGGCACGATGCGCCACGCGCCTTTCTCGTCCTTATACTCGGCGCGGATGTAGCGTTTCGTCACCGTTGGCTGGTAGCTCTCCTCGATGATGCGCACGCCCTCCGCGAACTGCTCATCGCCTGTCTCGTCCGCCATCTTGCGCAGTTGAAGCACACGGCTCGCCTTGATGTTGCCGCTCTGGTCGCGGCTCAACAGGCGCAGCACAGCGTTCACCAACGCCTTGCTCGTCTCGTCTTTCGCAAGGCTCTCGATGTAGCCCTTCACCATCGCAATGCCATCCTCCACCGTGTCACGGTAACCGTCGATGGTGTTCACGCCAAGCGTCAGGCGCAGTTTGCTGTCGCTCGTAGTGAATGTGTGGCTGCGCTGGTCGTCTTTCGTCAATCCCAACACCTCCGACTTCATCTTCAGTATCGTGTCGAAATTGCCGAATACGGTGTCCTTCACCGTCTTTATCTGCTCACTCAACTCTCTTAGGACTGGCAAGGCTGAGCGCACCTCGTCATCCACCATCGCGGCATAGTCCTCACGCTGCTTCTTGCGCTTCTCCGCCGCCTCTTTCTTGGCTTTCGCTGCACGGAAGGCCTCATACTCCCGACGCTCTTCCGCTGTCATCGTAACTTGTTCCATTTTGCTGGGTTTTAATTAGTGATTAAAAGGTATTTATTCTATCTCCAAGAGACTCATGGCACAAGACACGCTATCAGCAGGTACAAAGTCACCTGCAACGCCTGACCGACCAGACCTCCCAACACCGTGGCGAGCAAGTCCAGCCAGTCCCATTTGTTGCCATAGGCGTAGTCCTTGTACTCCATACCCGCCGCCACGCCTAACGCGAACAGGAACGTTCCCATAAGCCCACACGCTATCGCATAGTAGAAATGCTTGGGTCTGTTGCTTTCTGTAAACCAACTCATAATTTATTCTTTTTTATTAGTTACTACGCCTCGCCCCTCGGCTGGTTCAGCATAAACATCACCAGCTCTGGGGACGGGCTTTCTTTTTTCTCCTCTTTCGTCAGGGCTTCCACGCGCTGCGCATCCTTCACCTTGTTGTTGAAAAGACCTATCAGGTTGCGCAGACGCTCCTTCGGTATCCTGTTGAACTCTTCGTGGCCTGTCACACGGCACGCTATCCTCTTTATCAACGTGGCGTTGCTCTCCCTGCCCACGCTCTTCAGATAGCCGCCTATCGCGGCCATCACGCGCTTGCGCAGCTTGTCAATCTCGCCCGCGCCGCTACGCTGGTTCGCCTGCGCCGACAACCTCGCGCACAAGTCCACCAAGTCGTGGGTGTCGATGTCGCGGCTGCTCTCCACGCCGTAACTCTCCACTATCGTGCGCTTGCTCTCTTCGTCAATGTGAAGCGCACCGCACAGGGTGTGAAACTTCTTCAGCAAGCCCCTGTGTATCGTGTCCATTGTCTTGTTCTCTGCCATAACTTATAACTCACAACTTATAACTCGTTCAGCCAGTATTTCTCCGCGCCTTCTTCCCATATCACGAAGTCCTGCCCGCCCTCGCACCTTTCCGACACCTCGTAGCGTGTGGTCACAAATGCCTTGTAACCTTCCACGCGCACCTTGATGTCGGCATCGTAGCGCAGCTTCACGGCCAACTTGCCATCGGGCATCCCGCCTTTCTCATGGCTGACATATACAAACAGCTTCTGAGGAAAGTCGTCCTTCAGCTTCATCAGGTCGCGAACGCTCACGCCCCACAGGTAATGCACGCTGTCTATCACCACCACATCGGGGCTTTGCTTCTTCACCAAACGCTCGCGCAGGTCTTTCAGCCCTTCCTTGTTCAGCAGGATTATCTTGCTGCCAGCGGCATCCATGCCCACGCGCTCCCACGCTCTTTGCAGCGACAGGCTCAAGCCCTGCTCCAAACTGTCGTAGGCCACGCGGCAGAACTTCGTAAGGTATTTGCACAACTGCAACGTGAACGTGGTCTTGCCCGAACCGCTGCCGCCATAGATTATCCACGTGCCGCGCAATTCGGGACGGCCAAAGCTCCGCAGCCACGCTCCCTCAAAAGCGGCGGTCTCGAAGCGGGCCGACATCACATTCTTGTTGCTTATCGCTCTCATAACTTATAACTCATAACTTACAACTCATGACTGTTTCTTCTGCATCGCCCACACCGAGCGTTTCACCCTACGAAGGTCGCACTCGCAGTCGGCGGCTATGGCGTTTATAGTCTTCGCGTCCGTCACACCGTTGGCAACGCACACAGCGGCAATGTCCTCCGTGTTTATCACCTGCAACTCCACGAACTTCCTACCCGTCCTGCTGTATATCTCCTCATAGCCTTTCTTGCCCAAGCGCAAGCCGCGCTTCACACGCTTCGACAGGTAGTTGGTGGCGCACAGCATAATCCCGCAGTGCCCCTCCAACTGGTTGTACAGACTGATGAAGAAATACAGCACTTGGTCGCTCAGCTTGTCGGCCTCGTCAAGCACCACCAACGGCTGCTGCTTCTTCTTCAACGTGTCTATGATGTCGTCCATCATGTCGCTCACCGTCGAGCCAGCGAAGTCAACGCCCATCGTCTGCAACACCTTGCCCATAAACGTGCGCCTGTTCCAGTACTCCGAGCAACACAGGTGGTAAACGTTCCTGTGCAGTGCCGTGTAGTTCTTGATGGCTTCGGTCTTGCCGCAGCCCGCATCGCCCGTCACCGCCAGCACAAGGCTGTCAGCACGCGCGTTGTCAAGCAGGAAGGTCATACGCTTGTAGGCTCGCGTCTCGGCGATGTGCCACTCCTTCGCCTCGTGTCCCGTCTGCGACGCTATCGTGCGCCACATTTCGTCGCTGATGGTGTCCCAGTCGCCAGCAAGCACCTTGCTCACTGTCGCCGAGCTTACTCCGTTCATCGAATTGGAGGCCTTGTTCTGGCTGCCCTTTTGGGCGCAGTAGTCTTTCAAACGCGCCGCAATCTTTTCTCTTTCACTTGTGGTCATGTCCTTTTACTATTTTAGAATATTGAATAATCGTCTTTGTCAGTCGTGGCCGCGCCCTGCGGCAGCAGCGACGTTTCTACCGTCTTAACCTCTATCGCATCGATGTCGGCGGCTTTCAACCGCTGGCGGTCGCGCTCCGATTTGTGCTGACCGTCGCTGTTCGTCAGCAGCAGCCGCGTGAGGATGTTGTCGGGTTCGCTGCCTATCAACACCTCCTTGTGGTCAAGCAGCGTCTGATGGGCGGCGCACAGCCTGTCCGTAACGTGCTGCTCCAAACGCTCATTGAAGGCGTAGGTCTGTTGCAGGTGCGCCGCGTCGCCCTCCTTGCGGTCGGCCAACGCCATCGGCTGGACATATTTCTCCGTCAGCATATAGCGCAATGTGCCGTCTTCGTTCACCGCCAACACCTCGCTCAGGTCGTTCGGGTCGTACTTCACCGTCCAACGCGTCGAGGCGTGTTCCCTGAACCCGATGTCGAAGCAGTCGTAGTCGCGCTTCACGCCAAGCAGCGTGGGGCGCAGCCCGCCGCCCTCAAGGGCGTTCTTGAAGCCTGTCTCCGCTCCGAAGTTGAGCAGGTACGCTTCCTTGCTCAACGGCAAACGGCGTTCCGATGGCAACTGCGCCATCATCTCTCGAAGCACGCCCACCTTGCGCTGACGCTCTATCTGCATCATCTTGTCTATCTGCGCCCTCACGCCCTCAATGTCGGGAAACGTGTGGCGCAACTGGTTCAACGCCTCGCTGTTCGGCTGCCGCGTCGGGTCGGTCGTGATGCCAAATCCGCTCCAGTTGTTGCACAGCTGGCAATAGGTCTTGTTCAAATAGCCGAAATACGGCTCTACAACCTTCGACTTCGCGTTCTTCGCTCTCGCGGGTGTCACCTTATCGCCCATCACGGCATACAGCGGCATCATCTTCTTTATCGCGTTCCTGTCGCTCTGTATCTGGTTAGCCCGCAGCATCTCCCCAAACAGTTCCTTGCTGTGCATGGCGGCATCGCGCAGGGCTTCCTTTATCAGTTCGGGGGTCTCGTGAGTGCCCACGGCGTACCCTATCGGGTAGTTGCAGCACGGGTCAAGCACCACCTCAAGGCACAGCCTGTTCGAGTAGGTCGTCACCGTGTGTCCCTTCGCGTCGGTCTTGCTGCTCTGGTACAGCAACTCGCACACCCACCCGTCGAGCGTCCACAGCAGGAATGGGGCGGTCGGCCTCGTGCGCTTCACCTGCATCGTCCGCTTGTTGCGGAAGTTCGACGCGCCAAGTCGCCCTGCGGCGGTCACAAGGTCATATTTCTCCCGCCATACGCCCACCGTCGAGGGGGTTATCTCTTTCCAGCCGTTGGCCTTAGCCCTGCTGTTGTACAGCGCGGCCACCTTCGAGTTGTCAAGGTTGTTGTGGTGCGCTATCAACGACAGCAACAGGCTCTCCTTCACATCGTCGTCCACCTTCGCCGCGTTCGAGTTCTGCATCTTCTTGCTGATGAAGCACTCGTAACCCTCTCTTAGGTACTCGTTGAACTTCCTTTGCAACCTCCGCTCGCTCTCTGGCAGCGTGTTCGGCCAGCGGTCGCCAAACCTCGGCAGCGCGGCGGCGGCCTTGCGCCAAAAGTCGGTCTTGTTCACCCTCGGCTTCGACTGACGCAGCCTGTGCGAATTGCTCTCCTCCATCAACTTCCTAAAGGCGTTCATTATCGCACAGTTGTTCGCATACTCCCTCTGCTTCTCCTCCGACAGGTGTCTGCCGTCCGACAGCACGTAGTCGGCGTAATACTGCATCGCCCGCCCGTCGGGTTCTATCGTCTCCATAAAGGGCTTGCTCTCCGCCCTCTCCCGCAAGTCGGGGTGACGGTGGTAAACCTCCACACGGTACTTCAGCGGCAGGCTGTCAACGGCAAACAACGCGGGCGTGCCATAACAGCCACGGCGCACCTGCGCAATCTGACCCCTATGGCGAAGCTGCTTCAAGTAGTTTTCCGTCATGATGCCAGCCGTCAGCTCCGTGTGGCTTATGCAAAGCGTGTTTCCGTAATACTCCATAGCGTCTCTGTCGTTTCAGTCGATTATCTGAGACCGCCAGCCCATTGCTGCAATCCGCCAAGCTGAGCTATCGTCAAGCCCGCGCCGCGCTTCACGCACTCGCCCTTGTGCAACACCTCGTAGAAGCCGTTTTCCTTCAGCACCTCTATCATCGCGCCGTTAGGGAAGTACTGGCGCATATAGCCGTCAGCGTCGTGCAGCGTCTCCATCTCTGGAGCTTGAACCATCGCCACACCGCCACGCTGAACGGCCAACGAACGTATCTTCCTCGCCGTGTCGCTGTTCTTGTCGCGATACTGCAAGCACATCCACACATACTTCTCGGTCACGCCAAACGCCTTGGCCAAGAACTCCCTGTTCTCTTTCGTTACTGCTATAAACTTCTTCATGTCCTTTTATGTTTTGAATGTTGAACTTGTGGGGCGGCGGGAGTCGAACCCATAGCCAAGCCTTACCGCTGATGCCGTCAGCTTGCCGCCCCCGCTCGTCTTTCCGAGCCGCCATTCCTACACCGCTGAAGCTCTCAGGCTTCCCTTGCAGAACGCTTGTCGTTATATCGTTTCATTCATTTCTCTCGTTTCTCTCGTTTCTCAAAGACATTACTTATCTTCTCAAAGACATTACTTTTCTTCTCAAAGACATTACTTATCTTCTCAAAGACATTACTTATCTTTTCAAAGACATTACTTATCTTTTCAAACATAAGCAGCATCTTTTCTTTCTTCTCACTCCACGCCGTTGCCACGCCTTTTCCAACGCCACCAAAGCTCGCACAGCGACGACCACGCGCACCAACAGCCCACGGCAGCCTCCACGCCCATCACGACCACGCCGCCCCACGGATGGCCGTCCAACGCGGCACGTACACCGTTGAAGCCGAACAGGAAACCACAGTCGCAGCCCAGCAGCAACGTTACCAACACCCAGCCCAACGGCTCTTCACGAAGCCAACTGGCCTCACGCTCGCTCTTCGACTTTCTCATAGTCCTTTTAGTCATTGTCCTTTTACTTTTAGCGTTTTACTTTCTTTTTTCTCCGCCAATTTTCGTAACTTTGGCGGCTGTTACTTCTGTAACACGCTGCAAAGTTAATACGCAAATGCGAATACTCCAAATATTTTGCGTACAATTTTTGCGCAAATGCGAATTTTTCTTTGAAAAAGCAAAACTATGACTATAAACGAACGCTTCGGTAAGGTCATCCGCACTTTATACGGGGGAAATAAAAGAGCCTTTGCAACTGACGCAGGTATCGCCGCCACAGTTGTTGAAAACATTGTGGGTAAGAGACAAGGTAAGCCTTCCTTTGATGTAATAGAAAAGGTATGCGCACTTGCGAACGTAAATACAGAATGGTTAGTGACTGGTAGGGGAGAGCCTTTTGACTTTAGAACTGACGAGGAAAAAGCCACTGCCGCTAAAAACAGTGGTGTTGAACTCAAATTATTAGATATGTTGGCAGAAAAAGATGATATAATAAGGAAACAGGCGGAAGAGATTGGGCAGTTGAGGGAGAGATTGGAGCAGACCACACGGCGACTGGAAAAAATTGCTTCAAATGCCCACACTTCCGATATTGCAGATGTCGGATGACAAGGTTCGGCATCGTCCGTTTCATCGTACCCTCCCATACCCCCTAAATATGCCCCTTTTTGGTGGCTTTCACGTTGATAGGGGGTCTTTTTAGCCTTAAAATGTCATTTAACGCTGATTTATAGTAACTTAAATGATTTTTAAGTGGTGTTTTTCCTATGCTCAAAATGGAATTAAAGGGGTACATTCTCACGAAAAAGCCGCCTTTTCTCTTCTGTTTTTTCCATTTAGGGGGTTTATTCGCCGCTCAAAAGTAACCCCAACTGTAACCCCAACTGTAACCCCAACACCGATTTTAACACAAAAACGTACCGCCCCGCAACCTCCCCACCCCTACCCCACCGACCTCAAAATAGCCCCTCACGCCGCCGTCATTTAACACCTACTTAAACACCCCTTAAACGC